TTTTTTGTTGTGTATATGAACCACCAAAATCTGTATAGTCCATTTGATGTCCTGCACCATCTTTTCGAGAATCAATTGTTGTAAAGGCCGCGGCATAATCAATTCCTTCTTTAAATAGATATTGATCTCCTGTAGTTGCTCCAAATGCGTTACTCTTGCCGTATTCTGTTCCAGAATTTGTAGCATTTTTCATTAGTGACGCACTTGCCGCACTTGAAGTATCTGATGGAAACGTAAACACATATTCATCTACTTCAATTTTTTGTTTTTGGAATTTTTGTTGTTTTAACATATGGGTATTAATTTGTGTTGCTAAACTTCCTAATCCAGATTGACAAATTTCTTCAAGATCGTTTCCGTGTATAGTAATATTGCAGGGTAAGTTTTGTGATCCGTCTGTAAATGCTTCATCATTAAATGCACTACAAGAAAATCTATAAATGGATCCTTCAGTATCAACGTTAAAATCTACACTTACAATTTTCATTGGTAATAATCTTTTAGAAGCAGATAGTGACGGATTTGTTTCGGAGCCACCAATGTCTTGCCATCCTAAGAATGAAATTGTTAGTAGCCAAGGTGCTTGTAAATAGTTTGTATATCCTGCGTTTGATGCGGCCAGTTGCATTGTTTGCAAAAGCTGTCCCATGCTATAAGGTTCTCTAACTTCAAAAGTTAAATTATGAAAGTTAGTCATTCTACTTTTGCTATTTGGAGCAATTACTGTTTCAATATTAACATTGTCAATAAAATATTGTGTATCTATATTATAATGCTTTTCTGCATGTGTTCTTGGTTTTTGTTCGGCTGTTAATGAGCCGCCGGTCTTAATTACCATATGGCCGTTTCTAAGCCCAGTCTTTCTATAAGTGTCATCTGGAAAGTTTAATTCATCAGAACTAATACATCCAAAAGAAAATATATTATTATAAGATGCAAATGAATCTAATTCGTTTGGTAATGGTAATGACCCTGGCTCTTGTGCTATCTGTGATACTACTTTTTTAGGTGGTGTCTTAACTCTTGCATCTGTACCAACTGTTGCTGTTCCGCCGCCAGTTCGTGACCCATAGTTTTGTGCTTGAGGATACATTTCCTCTGGCCTTAAAATTTTAACTGTAGGGCTTGATGTTACGTTAGGATTTTCAATAACTCCAGCAAATGGATGATTTTGAAACATAGGTGGCAACTGGCCAGGATTGTTTACTGCGGCATTGCCATTTTCTTCGTACATATCGGCAAGACCATGCATGCCAAGAGCTCTCATAAACTTTTTAGCTTCTTCAGGATCTCCTTCAGCCGCAGGAGGATCTTTAGGAGGCTTTGTACCCAACTCGTTATATGTTTTACCGTCTTTGTTTAATGGATCTTCTTTATTACCTGGAGTGATTAGTGTTTGTCCAGTTTTAGGATCCGTTCGGTATGTAGCCAAGTTTATTCTCCGATTATTTCTTTAACACGTTTAGCGTCTGGCAAATAAATTTGTAGTCCAGGAACCATATCATAAATAGGGTCTTCAATTACATCTAAGTTTCGTTGTGCAAAAACCCACCATAATCTATTTGACCCGTACATATCGTGGGCTAGTAAATCTGGTCTATGTGTGTACTGTGGCTCAATAGTATATAGTGGATCATCGGCGTATGCAGGCACGGGTCTGATTGATAATATGCCAAGTGCACCGTTTAATTCTAGTGGTGTATTTTTGTATGGGCTACTCATTAAATATATCCTTGTCCAAGATTAGATCCGTTAGTAAAGTCTGTATAGTTAAAGTTAGCTTGTTTGGATCTACTGTATATAGGTTGTACAGTAATTGAAAATTGTGATTCAGCTGGTGCCCATCCATAACTAAGTTTTGATCCACCATCTGGATTCATCATAGCTTGTCGAGCGTCAGCACCTGTTAACGCTGGTCCGGTAGTAAATGCTGTGCTAATGTAGTCAACTTCATTAGGCATATCAACTGTAAAGTTTTGTATAATAACAGGAACATTGTTAAAAACATAATCTCCATATCCATTCAATTTTGCAATCGGCGGTGGTGAACCGGTACTACCTATACCATAATCCATTTTAGTCATTGTTCTTAGGTAATGCAAACATGCCATCCAATATCTTGCTTCAATTGCATTTTGGCAATAAAACTGTCCAACAATAGTCATTGCATCCACTTGTGAGTTCTGATACGCAAAGAACGGATAATTATTATGTATAGGGGCTACAGTATTATATGCGGCAGAGTGACTGATAATAATTGTAGGAGTAAATGGAAAAACCATATGCCCTCCGGTACTTGCTTCTTGTAACGGAGCCAGTATGCCATCTGCGGCAATCGAAGGAGGAACTGACAATTTGACTCGCCAATCTTTATTTTCAAGTTCAGTACTAAAATATGCTTTTGGAGCGGCTTCAAAATTGTTAGAACCCTTTCCTGGAAGGTTTTTACCTCTCATTTTAGATCCTAAATCGCCTGCTACATCTGCAAACATTTCTTGGCCAATATCTTTCATTTTTTCAACGCCGCCTGTTACAAACGAAGGAATATTAGTTAATGGATTTTGTCCTGCGGCTTTAGTACCGGTCTTAATATCGGGTGGAAGGTTTTTACCTCTCATTTTAGATCCTAAATCGCCTGCTACATCTGCAAACATTTCTTGGCCAATATCTTTCATCTTTTCAATACCGCCTGTTACAAACGAAGGAATATTAGTTAATGGATTTTGTCCTGCGGCTTTAGTACCGGTCTTAATATCGGGGCCTTTGCCTCCGAAAGCTCTTAGATCTGGTGGTGGCATAATTAATTGTCTCCTAATAGTATTATTTAGTTGACTTTATTAACAGAATAGTTTATAATATAACAAACAACTGGAGAAAACATGAAAAGAGTTAATTATTTAAACAATAAAGACATTTTGAAGGAAATACACAAGTCAAAAACTACATTCTGTAGTTATGTTGACCCTGAGTATGGACAATATGATATTATTTTATTAGAAACTGGTAAAATTAACATTCGTACAATAGCCGAAGCAAAACGCAATAAAGCGAAACGCTTACAGCAATTAGCGTTTGAAGCAGAAAAACTAGCAGGTAAAAAAGTAAAACTTGCTGAATTCGAAATTGATTATAGGAAGATACAAAAAGATGAATTAATTTTTAGAATTATGTCATTTGAACATGTTCCTGACGAACCTGGACGTAAAAAGAATCCTAAAACTGTTGCAGACCACAAAGTAAAACTTAATTTTCCGCCATTCCAACATTACAAGTTTGACGAAGGTGATAATTTGATCTGTGTAGGAAAAAGTCATTGGGAAGGTGGTATGGAAAACGGATTCTTTAACAAAGCACACGGTAAATCAACTAATAAACTTGCTATGATGTGGATGAAGTTATGTGATAGATACGCAACAAGAGGAAATGTACGTGGTTACACATACAATGACGAAATGCGTGGACAAGCAATTCTACAGTTAGCACAAATTGGACTACAGTTTGACGAATCAAAGTCAAACAATCCATTTGCTTATTATACTGCGGCAGTTACAAATTCGTTTGTTAGGGTTATTAATATTGAGAAACGAGCTCAAAATATTAGAGATGATATTTTAGAAATGAACAATATGAATCCTAGCTATACTAGACAAGCACAAGGTGAATGGGATCGTGTTAAAACACAAGACGCAAAGAATAATAGAGTACCCGTCCAAAATCCTTCCAAAAACACTTGACTTATACATTAATTTAAGTTATAATATATAAAAGAGGAGTACGGATGTTTAAAAAAGCGGCGGTGTTTACAGATATTCATCTTGGGTTGAAGTCTAACAGTAGGCTACATCTACAAGACTGTGAAGAATTTGTAGATTGGTTTATTGAACAAGCAAAAGCTAACGGTTGCGAAACTGGAATCTTCTGCGGTGACTGGCATCATAACAGAAATACAATTAACGTACAAACACTTGACACAACTACAAGATGTCTTGAAAAGTTAGGTGCGGCATTTGAAAAGTTTTACTTTTTTGCTGGCAACCATGACTTGTATTACAAAGACAAGCGTGATGTGTATAGTGTTGAATTTGGTAAACATATTCCTGGTATTACATATGTTGACAAAATTTTAGTAGAAGATGATGTCGCACTTGTTCCGTGGTTAGTTGGCGAAGAATGGAAAAAGATTAGTGATATAAAAACAAAGTATATGTTTGGTCACTTTGAACTTCCAAGTTTTTATATGAACGCTATGGTACAGATGCCTGATCACGGCGAACTACAAGCATCACATTTTAAACATCAAGACTATGTGTTTAGTGGACACTTTCATAAACGGCAAGTACAAAGTCAAGTTCATTATATTGGCAATGCTTTTCCACACAACTATGCAGATGCATGGGACGATAAACGTGGGATGATGATACTTGATAAAGAAAATAACGGTGAGCCTGAATATATTGATTGGTTAGATTGTCCCAAGTATCGCACAGTTAAACTTAGTCAGCTATTAGACGAAAAAGATTCGTTACTAAAATCTAAAATGTATCTAAGAGTAACACTTGACCTTCCAATTAGCTATGAAGAAGCAAGTTTTATTAAAGAGACATTTATTAATGAGTATGATTGCAGAGAGATTACACTTATTCCAAGTCAGCAAGATGAGGAAATTCATACTGATATTGACATTAGTACATTTGAAAGTGTAGATGAAATTGTTACAAAAGAAATCACTGCACTAGATACAGAAAACTATGACAAGAAGTTACTATTGGGAATATATGACGAACTATGATTAAAATTAAAAGTCTAACCGTAAAGAACTTCATGAGTGTGGGCAATCAAACCCAAGCAGTTGATTTTGATAAACAACAACTAACACTTGTGCTAGGAGAAAACCTTGATCAAGGTGGTGACGATAGTGGCTCACGTAATGGTACAGGTAAAACTACTATCATAAATGCACTAAGTTATGCCCTTTACGGGCTTGCTTTAACAAATATTAAGCGTAATAATTTAATTAATAAAACTAACAACAAAGGAATGTTAGTTACGCTATCTTTCGAAAAAGACGGACGAGATTATAAAGTTGAAAGAGGTCGTGGACCTAATCTACTAAAGTTTTATGTAGATGGCCAAGAACAAGAAATGTTTGATGAATCTCAAGGTGATAGTCGTAAAACACAAGAAGATATTGTACACTTATTAGGTATGTCGCATAATATGTTTAAACATATTGTTGCACTAAACACATATACAGAACCTTTTTTAAGTATGCGGGTCAATGATCAAAAAGATATTATTGAACAGTTACTTGGTATTACAATATTGTCTGAAAAAGCGGAAGTACTTAAAAATAAAGTAAGACAAACTAAAGAAGCAATTACAGACGAAACTGCTCGTATTAATGCTGTTGAAAATAGTAATACACGTATTGGTGAAACTGTACGTAGTTTGCAAACAAAACAAAGTGCATGGAATACAAAACAAAAAGAAGATATTATTAAGCTAGAAAGATCAATTGACGAGTTAGAACATTTAGATGTAGATAACGAGTTAGACAAACACGAACAACTGTCTACTTGGGAAGAAAAAAATAATGCTATTTTGGCTCTTAAAAAAGAATTAAGCACACTGGAACCTGCATTAGTACGTGCAGACCGATCTGTTGAAAAAGCAAAAAAAGACGCAGAAAATTTAGATCAAGGCACATGTCATACTTGTGGACAAGAGTTACATGACGAGAAAAAAGAAGAACTTGCTGTTAGAAAAAACAAAGAACTTGAAGATGCTATATCATATCAAACTGAGGTAAGTGATAAAGTTGTTGATGTAACAAAGTCACTAACTGATATTGGTGATATTAACGGCAAGCCTACAACGTTCTATGAAACTATTAAAGAAGTATACGATCACAAACAAAATGTATCACAACTACAAGAAGCTCTTACTCGAGCAAAAACAGAAACTGATCCATATCAAGAGCAAATTGATGAATTAAACACAACTGCTATTCAAGAAATTAACTGGAGTGCCGTTAATGACTTAACTAGTTTAAAAGATCATCAAGACTTTATGTTAAAACTGTTAACAAACAAAGATAGTTTTATTCGTAAGAAAATTATTGATCAAAACTTAGCATATCTAAACAATAGACTTACAAATTATCTTGATAAACTTGGATTACCGCATAGCGTTGTATTTCAAAACGACTTAACTGTTGAAATTACTCAATTAGGTCAAGACTTAGACTTTGATAACTTGTCAAGAGGTGAGCGTAATAGACTTATCCTTGGTATGAGTTTTGCATTCCGTGATGTTTGGGAAAGTTTATATCAAAATATCAATCTATTGTTTATTGACGAGTTGATTGATAGTGGCATGGATACTAGCGGAGTTGAAAACTCTCTAAGTATTCTTAAAAAGATGGGTAGAGAAAGACAAAAAAATGTTTATCTTATATCTCATAAAGATGAATTAGTAGGAAGAGTAACACACGTTCTTAAGGTAATCAAAGAAAACGGATTTACCAATTACGAGAACGATGTAGAAATACACAATGAATGACGATACACACGATAAATTAACTAAGGCTTATATGTCATACTTTAAGGCAAACGAGAAATTTGAGGCTCGAAATTCAGTGCGAACGCATCGAGAAAGCAGAAAATGGTTGCGAGAGATACGTAATCTAGCTAAAATGCGTATGGACGAAATACACAACAAGCATAATTCCAAAAAGGAAGGCTCCGATACATAGGCAACGGTAAGTACCAGTATGCAATGGACTTATCAAGGAAAAACAGTTGAAGAAATACCCGAGGGTGTCGAAGCATTTGTATACTTGATAACAAATAAAGTCAATGGCATGAAGTACGTAGGCAAGAAACTAGCAAAGTTTAAGACAACTAAGCCACCGCTAAAAGGCAAGAAAAACAAAAGACGTGGAACTAAAGAAAGTGACTGGAAAACCTATTGGGGTTCTAGTGATAGACTTAATGCAGACGTTGAAACATTAGGCGAAGACAAGTTCACAAGAGAAATACTATATTACTGTCCTAGCAGAGGCATAGCAAGTTACTTAGAGGCACGAGAGCAGTTTGAACGCAGAGTACTCGAAACAGATGATTACTACAACGGAATCATTAATGTTAGAGTTGGCGGATCAAAAATACTTAAAGAACATTTACAGGCAAATCATTCCAACACATAAGGTTAGCGGGCCAGTTTAAAATACCGCTGTGGAAAAAGCTCTCGTATAGAAGCACACGTACATATTGATCGACGCACCAGAGTGCGGAAGCCATCAAACAAATTGGGCTCACTGGTTGATATAGATTGCATTGTTGGCGGTCAAAAAACACAACACAGTTCATAAAAACTCTTTAGCAACAGGAACGAAGCGAGAGGTAGAAAGTGTTACATATAATGTACAATGTATATTTTAAGCAACACTTTTGATGTCGACGTAGGTTGGGTAAGGTCAGAGCCCATTGAACTAAGTGTATAAACAATTACCTATTTCCAAGTCTCGACTGTGACGAACTCACATGAAGTCAAGATTAGATGGAACCAGCGATTAGGTTCCGTCTGACTGAAACAATCTACATGAAGCAATTACATTATTACATTCGTAATAATGCTTTAATTCATATCTATTAATTCTATCAACAAACGAAGTGTAATAGTTTGAGCGTAAGCGAAAACTAATTGTTACGTAGTAACAATTCTAATTGTTCTTATAGATTAGCCACATTAGTATTACTGTTAAAAGTAAGAAATAAGTTATAGGTGAACACATGAGAACTATTTAGTGTAGATCAGGATCTCTTCCAAAACCTGACTTAACACTACTAACTTCAAACGATTCATATTTGAGTTCGAGATTAGGCTGTGTATTACGCATTGTTTCTATATATTGCTGTACTTCGTCAATACTGTTTACAATATCAATCTCATTATTAAGATTGTCCAATATTCGATATTTTGTTATCATGTAGAGTTATTTACTAAGTAATTATGCGTTAAAAAGTATAAATATAATTAATCGGGAGTTAAACTATGAAAGTATATGACATTTTAGTAGAATCTAAGAAAGCAGACCAAGTTGATGAAGGTCCTGTTAGATTCTTAAAAAGAACGCTAGGTAAAAATACTGGCATGGGTAAAGCGGCACAATTAGATGTTGAATTAGACAAAGAAGTTAAAAGCGTTTTTCAAGACTACTTTGCAGTAAGCAAGCAAGACCCTAAACAAAAAGGTCTAACAGCTAAAGGATTAGCTAATTTCTTAGTAGCTAAAGGCTTTATAAGCAAACCTAGTGCAGTAATGGCATATATTAATCAAGATCCTGGCATGATGCGTTCTCTTAAGAAAACAACTAAAAAAGTTGGTAAGGGTTTAAAATCAGCAGGTGCTAAAGTTACTGGCGCGGCAAGCAAACTCAAACAAAAATTAGCCCCCAAAGATACTGGACTAACTCCTCCAGGTGCACAAGGCAATTTAGATCTTGCAGGCGGCAAAATGAATCAAAGTATGTATTCTGAATCACAACTAATGGAAGTCGATATGCAACTTTCAAAAGGTCAAGCAATGAAAGTGATTAAACGTTTCGTACAACAAGGCTTCCAAGCAAACTTAGCTAAAAGCGGTGCAGTTAAGAAAAGTGCATACGGAGACGCTCCAGATTCTGCAGATGCTCCTAAAGCTAAAGCAAGCAAACAATCTG